AAAATGAACAAGTCCACGGAGACACCGAAACGGACTGAAGCACTCTTAGACGCTTACAAAAGCGAAGAAGAAGTCAAAACAGTCCTTGATCCTAAAGCGATCAAAAAATCAACATTAGAAAGTTTACCGACACCTACAGGATACAGATTATTGGTATTACCATATGCTGGTCCTAAAAAAACAAAAGGTGGAATTTTACTTTCTGATACAACTCAAGAAACCATACAGATGACTACAGTATGTGGTCTTGTGCTAAAAATGGGAGACCTTTGTTATCAAGATAATGACAAGTTTCCTAAAGGGCCTTGGTGTAAACTACAAGATTGGGTAATTTTTAGTAGATACGCAGGTTCAAGATTCAAAATTGAAGGCGGAGAAGTTAGAGTTCTTAACGATGACGAAGTCATTGCTAAGATTAATGATCCATCTGATATTTTGCACCATTATTAAGGAGGACTAAATGGCTGAAGAAAACAAAAAACCAGAAGTTGAATTAGATACTGATGGAGTAAATGAAGAAAGGGTAGACATACCTGAAGCAAAAGAACCTGATGAGTCTTTTGCACAAAAAGAAGATGTTGATCTTGGTTACACTGACATTAAAGGTGAAGACAATGTAACTGGAGAAAAAACTGCAAAAGAACTTTTGCAGGAAACCAAAGACGAACCAAAAGAAGAACCACAGCAAGTTGAATCTAAAGATACTGATGAAGAAGGCTTGCAGGATTATTCTGATAAAGTTCAAAAGAGAATAAAAAAACTTACTTTTCAAATAAGAGAGGCAGAGAGAAGAGAAAAAGCTGCTGTAGATTATGCGAAAGGTCTTAAGAATAAATATGAGACTGCCCAGGAGAAGTATGAGGAAGTCGATACTAATTATCTTAAGGAATACGATGCAAGAATTGATGCAGAAAGAGATAAGGCAAAAGCTGCATTAAAAGTTGCATTTGATTCTCAGGATCCTGAACAAATAACTGAAGCTCAGGATAAGCTAACTAAATTAGCTGTTGAGAAAGAAAAAGTTTCTATGACTCTTTCAGAAAAAGAGGCTAGAAAAAAAGAATCTGAGTCAAAACCACAAGAAACTACTCAAGAACAGCCACCAATCAGTCAAAGAGCACAGGAATGGGCTTCAGACAACGAATGGTTTGGCAGTGATAGAGTAATGACTTCTGCTGCGATGGGAATACATGATGAGTTAATGCAGGAGGGAATTGACGCGGAGAGTAACGAGTACTATAATCAAATCAACAAACGTATGAAGGAATATTTCCCTCAGAAATTTGCCGCTTCGACAGAAGAAAAACCTGTAGCTACGAAGGAACCCGTCCAAAATGTAGCCTCAGTTAGTCGTAGAGCAGGAGGACGCAAGTCTGTGAAACTCACCAAATCACAGGTAGTTATCGCTAAGAAATTAGGGGTGCCACTAGAGGAATACGCTAAATACGTGAAGGAAGGAGCATAAAATGGAAAAAACAAAAACTTCACGCGAGTCTGAAACTAGAATTAAACAAGCTAGGAAGAAAGATTGGACTCCACCATCCAGTTTGGATGCGCCAGCTGCACCGCAGGGTTATGCACATAGGTGGATAAGAACTGCAACCGCAGGTTTTGAAGATGCAGGTAATGTATCTAAAAAACTTAGAGAGGGTTGGGAATTTGTTAAAGCCGAAACTATTTTAAGTGAAATCGGTGAAAACGATTACCCAGTTCTTACAGAAGGAAAACATGCTGGTCTCATTGGAATTGGTGGCCTTGTGTTGGCAAGGATACCAGAAGAGATTTTAAAAAGTCGTGCTGAGTATTTTAAAAAAATAACTCAAGATAGAACAGACGCGATAGATAGAGATCTTATGAAGGAGCAACACCCGGACATGCCAATCAATATTGATAGGCAGTCTAGAGTTACCTTTGGTGGTAGTCGTAAAAAATAATTTTTTTGCATTACCTACCGTAAGTAGCTTGGATAAATAAACATAAGGAGAAAAACAACTATGGCAAACGTAAGTGAAAAGTTCGGTCTTAGACCTTACAGAAAACTAGACGGAACACCATTAGTAGGAGCTCAAAACAGATACACGATTGCGAGTGGCTATGGAACTGCAATATATCAAGGTGATCTAGTAGAACCACTAGGCACTGGAAATATTCAGAAACATGGTGCTAACACATCAGATGCTGTTGTGGGTGTTTTTAACGGATGTTTTTATACTGATCCAACTACTCAAAAGCCTACGTTTAGCAATCACTATCCAGGTGGTATTGCAGCTAGTGACATCACAGCATTTGTTGTCGATGATCCTGATGCAGTATTCTTGATAGATGCTGACCAAGCTTTTACTAGAGCAGATCTTTACAAAAACTATTCTGTTACTAATACTACAGGTGTTACAAGTACAGGAATATCAAAAGCTCAACTAGATGTTAGTAACTCTGGTGTGGCTGCAACTTTCGTCATTCAGGCGATTGACATTTCGCAGGACCCAGACAACTCTGACACTGGAACGAGCAATGCAAATGTTCTTGTTAGAATCAACAATCACTTCTACAGAAGTGGTACAGGTATAGCGTAATAAAGGAGAATAACTATGGCAATATCACGTTCACAACTAGTTAAAGAACTAGAGCCAGGTTTGAATGCTTTATTCGGCCTGGAATATAGTAGATATGAAAATCAGCATGCTGAAATTTATACTACTGAAACATCTGACAGAGCTTTCGAAGAAGAAGTAATGTTAAGCGGTTTCGCTTCTGCACCAACTAAACAAGAAGGTGCTGGAGTTGTGTTTGATCAAGCAGGTGAAAGTTTCACAGCAAGATACACACACGAGACTATAGCTTTAGCATTTGCTATCACTGAAGAAGCAATCGAAGATAACTTGTATGACAGACTTGCAGCGAGATACACAAGAGCTCTTGCAAGATCAATGTCAAACACGAAACAAGTTAAAGCTGCAAATGTGCTTAACCAAGCGCAATTTACTGCTGTGACTGGTGGAGACGGAGTATCATTAATTAATGCTGCTCACCCACTATCAACAGGTGGTACATTTTCAAATGTACTAGCAGTAGCTGCAGACCTTAACGAAACATCACTTGAGCAGTCATTGATTGACATTGCTGGGTTTGTTGACGAAAGAGGCTTAAAAATTGCTTCTCAAGGTAGAAAAATGATAATTCCAAAAGAATTACAATTTACTGCTGAAAGAATCATGAAGTCTCCAATGAGAGTCGGCACTGCAGATAATGACATCAATGCGATCAATAATATGGGAATGGTTCCTGAAGGATATAGAGTTAACAATTTCTTATCTGACACTGATTCATTCTATTTATTGACTGATGTGCCTAACGGACTAAAAATGTTTGTTAGATCACCAATCAAAACTGCGATGGAAGGTGACTTCGATACAGGTAACATGAGATTTAAAGCTAGAGAAAGATACTCTTTTGGATTCTCTGATCCAAGATGTATTTTTGGTAACGGAAACTTACCAACTAGTTAATAGTCTTTAAAAATTATATTAAAGGGCGGTGTATTTGCATCGCCCTTTTTTTTATGTTAATCACAACAAATGTTTTTCCATACATTTAAAATTAATTCTAATTTTAAAGAATCAATAAAAACAGAAATCTTAGGTTTAAAAAAAAATTGGAAAAAAGATTTAAATAGTGTCAAAGCATTATCATCTGGTTTTTTCCCTGATTACCTTTTTTTTGATATTTTAAAAAAACTAATTATTGAAAAATTATTTCACATAAGAAAAATAAAATATAAACCTTCAGTTTGGTGGGCTAATTATTATGATATTGGTCATTATGCAGAGGTGCATTCTCATCAACCCGAAGACATCAGCAGTATAATATTAATTGAAACTGATAAAAGTAATCCATTATATTTTAATTTCGAACCTGGAATATTAAATGTTGAGGACCAAGAGGGTTTGGTATTATTGTTTGATTCAAAAATTAAGCACCAAGTGAATGTATGTAAAAACGAAAGAATCACATTAGCAATAGATTTTGTTAAGGATGTTTAATGTCAATTTTTAAAGAATATAATTTAAGTAATTATTTATTAAATCAAGACCTTGAATCTAAAGCAATAGAATATCTAAAAAAATATCCTTGTTGTGATAAAAAAAATTGCACACATCCTCCCTTACAAAGTGATTGTGAATTGTGGAAAAATAAAAATTTTTATCCGATTGCAGAAAAAGTTGCCTCTATAATTTTTAATCATTGTAATAAAAAATTTAATTTAAAAATGAGAATGTGGGTTTACTTTCAAAAAAAAGGCACAATTTTGGATAAATATGAGTGGCATAATCATTACAGAAATCAAACTAAAGAAGAATTTTCTTTTATTATATATTTATCCGATACAGATTTAGGCACATTGTTTAAGGTAGATAATGATATAATAAAGCTAATACCAAAAAGAAATTTTTTATATGCTTGGGAATCAAAATATGAACACACTCCAGAACCTGGTAAACACCCTAAAAATAGAGTTGTTTTAGCAGGAGATTGCTTATTAGGTTAGTATTCACATTTAAATTTTTTTTATGTATAATAAAAAGACCTAGAATAAATAATTTTGTAGACTGGCTAGGCAGACGGGTATAGAGACTACAAAATTAAACGCTATACAAAGGAGAATATTATGGCAAACACAACATTTTCGGGACCGGTAAGATCCAAAAATGGTTTTATAAATATAGGGCCAGGTGCAGTAAAAGCTGTAACTTTAGCTACTGACTTAACTGTAGCTGATCATGCTGGCAGATTAGTAACAATGGATCCTCAAGGAACTCCTACTGCAATCACAATTCCTGCAATTAATGCAACAGCTGATTCTGCAGTGGCAGGACCAGGAAGCGATCTTAATAATCCAAACACGATAGGTACAACTTTTGAAATTCTTTTTATAGATGATTTCACTGGCACTATCAAAACTGCTAACACAGCTGACAAATTTGTTG